ACGATATGCCAATATCAGCAGCCAAGTATTCCAGTTTACTATTAGATCATGTGCAAGAAGACAACGATTTACAGCGTATACAGGCAAGCGTTCATGCAAATGACAAACAAGCTATAAGATATGTTGAATGGTTGGGTTTTGAGAATGAGGGTTTAATGAAGAAGTATGGTCCTGATGGATCAGATTATTATCGTTTTGCGAGGGTAGCGTAATGGAACCTACAACAATGGCAGCATTGGCAGTTGGTGGCTCTGGTTTACTTAGTTTTAAAGGTAACCAAGCCGCAGCAAAAGCCGCAAGACAGACAGCAGAATATAATGCTAAAGTTGCAGAACAAGAAGCGGTTTTATTAGCTAGGGTTAAAAGAGATGAAGAAAGACAATTAAGAAGACAATCAGAAAGGTTAATAGGGCAACAGAGAGTCGCAACAGCGGCTTCTGGTATAACAATGTCTGGTAGTCCATTACAAGCTTTGGCAGATACTTACTTTGCTACAGAAAAAGATGCACTTAGGATACAATATGCTTCTGAGGTTGAGCAAACAAGAGCAATAGCAGATGCAACGTTAACTAGAGCAGAAGGTCGAGCTAGATCAAGTGCTATGAAAACACAAGCCTATTCAAGTTTACTTGAGTCTGGTTCAAGAGCCGCAACATTGATGGGATAAGATATGCCACGAATACCATTATATAATCAAGGACTAGGACCAACGCAAAGATTAGCAACTGGTCAATTATCAAGAAGAGCAGATGTTGGTGCGTTTACTGCACCAGGTAGAGCCTTAGCACAGTTTGGCGAAACAGCAGGTCAGATTGCTTTTAATTTTGGTATGGCAGAAAGAGACAAACAAGATAAAGATGCTGTAGAAGCAAACAAAATGGCATTTCGTCAAGCCAGTCAAGACTATAGGAAGAACAATAGAACTGATAATTATGAAGAGTTTAAGGATAAATATTCTGCATGGCAAAAAGGATGGATTCAAAGCAACACTAGAAATTTTAGCGACAGAAGAAAAAGATTAGTAGAAAATGCTATAAATCCAATAGCAGGGGTAGAAAATTTACAGGGTCAGAATGATGCTTTTAGATTGAGCGAAGCTAATGGCACACAAGCTATGAATGATACGCTTAAATCTAATATAGGTATTATGGCAAGGCACTCAGAGGATACTATTGAATATCAATCAGCTTTCAAAGAAAATCAAAATATTCATTTAAGAAATAAATCTTTAGGTAGACCTTTGGCATATTCGCCAGAAGGGGAAAAGTTAGAGATACAAAATAAAAGTTATTTAAATCAAATTGATGATGCAGATTCTGTAGAAAAATTAAATGGTATTAAAGACAAAGTAGACAAAAGCAACTTACCAATAGAGACAATTATTTCTATTAAAGGGTCAATAGACAAAAAGTTAGATTATTACCAAACTGGAGCTAAGATAGATTTAGATGACAAGGTGGAAGATCTTGATGCAAATGCCTTGCTTAATGGTATAGAATCCAATGAGATAGAAAGCTTAGAATCTGAATATATAAAGACTTATGGACCTGTTGAAGGCAAGGTAAGATTTAATGAAACAAAAAAAAGATTAACTACAGCTAAAAATGTACATAGTAAGTATAAAGCAATAGAGTTTTCTAGCTTTACAAAAAAATCACAAGCAATCAATGAAGCATATAAAGAGTTTCAAGATGCACCATTAGATCAAAAATCTGAGAAATTTAGAGAGCTTTCTGAACTACAAAAAAGAATATCTGCTGACAATAAAATAATACGAGAAGACCCAGTACAATTTTTGTTAAATAAAAATCGTGGCGTTACTTTATCAAGCTTTAGAAGAGTAACAGAGCAGAAAAAATTAGGATTAGGTAGAAATGAAATCAAGCTATACAGCACTGATGAAATGCAAAAAATTAAAACGGAGTACGATAACTTAGCAACAGCAAGTCAAAAAAGACAATATTTGTTAGATTTAAAAGGACAAAACCAAGGATTAGAACAGTATTTAATGGGTCAAATGTTTGACAATGGTTTTGGTTATGTTGAAAATATAATGATGTTGAATGACACAAATCCTTTAAACGAATCTTTGTTAGCATCAAAAGGCTTCAAGCCACAAAAAGAGTTAGCATCTGCACTTAGTGCCGATTTTAAAGAAATATCTACATTAGTCGTAGGAGAGTTTCAGGATTTTAGGAAAAGTATACAGGGTGATCCTATGATTGGATCGGTTCTTTCTGCTAATGGAAGAAGTGGTAGTGCTGATCAAATACAGTCAACAATAATAGATTTAGCTAAGTATTTAAAATCAATAGATCCATCTATGGATAATGTTAGTATTGTTGATAAGGCAATGGGTATAATAAATACTAATTATGATATTGAAAAAATAAATAATAGTCATGTAAGAATACCAAAAAATTTAGGTGATGGTGCTTCTATTACTATTGTGAACAGATTGAAGAAAATGATTTCTAATAAAGATTTCATAGAAAAAGATGTTTTGCTAAAAGGCAATTTGCAACCTGACGCTTATAAAACGCTTAGTTCGTTTGGTTGGGTAACAAATGATGACGAAACTGGTGTTAGGTTAATTAATTCAAACGCTGGTGGAAGCTCGGTTTTAGGAAAAGATGGTAAGCCAATAGAGCTATTTTTTAACAAAATTTTAGCTGCTGAAATTACTGAGACAAAAGAAAAAGAAACAATCAAAAAAGAGTTTATGGAAAAGTTAAAAGAAAGAAAATATGGTGGTAGAAAGTGACCAGCCTTTATTTACCACAACAGCAAGATGACCCAATATTAAGGAATGAGTTTGAAAACTATGCTGTGGCTTCTAACCTTGATGTTTTAGGGACTACATTTGAAGAAACTTTGTATTACAATCCCTTTGTTTCTATCTCAAGGGGAATGGTATTAAAGCATCAAAAAACACAAGGTAAACAGCTTTCAAAAGATGAATGGAGTGAAAGTGAGTTTTACAGAGACGGATTAACCTATCCAGAAGAAGGCTTGTCAGAAGGTGCGGCAAAAGTCATAGCAGAAAGTTATGATGAAAGAGAATCCAGAAAACAAATATTTGCTAGAGGGCAAAGTGGTTTTGCTATGGGTGCTGCAAAATTTGGTGTTGGTGTTGTTGGTAGTTTTCTTGATCCGTTAAATGTAGGCTCTGTTTTTTTACCAGGTGCAGCAATAAGAAGTTTTGTAAATGCAAGAAGAGCTGTGAAAGCAGGAGAAGCTGTAACCAAAGGTAAAATAATTCAAGAAAGTATGTTCCAAACTGGCAAAACAACAAGAAGGTTTGGCATGGGAGCTTTAGAGGGTGCAATAGGTACAGCTCCTTTAGAGATACCAATTCTTGCAGTTGCAGAAATGGAGCAAGATAAAGATTATACATTATTAGATAGTTTTTTGAATGTGACAATAGGCTCTGTTTTAGGTGGTGGTTTACATGCAGTAGGCGGTAAATTATCTGATAGATTACAAAGACTTAGGAAAGAAACTCAAGAATTAGCTTTAAGATCTTCAATTACGCAAAATACAATGGGTCAAAGAACAAATATAAAAGAAGTTCTTGAAGGAGACCCATCATATGAAAAACTTAAGTATGACCCTAGATTTGCAGAACCACAGATTGTAAATTTTGCGGATCAAAAAAGCGTAACGGCAACACTAGATGATTTAGATAAAAAACTTGTAATAAATTACAGGAAAAAAGGTAAAAAGCTGCCATCAGTTTTAAATCCTGTAGCAAAAAAAGATACGCCAAAAAGTTTGGCTCAATGGCTACGAAAACGAAAAGTTAATTCAAAATCTAGTGATATTAGTGAGTTAGAGTATTTTTTAGATAAAGGTTCTTTTGCTTTTAAAAGTGATAAAGCAGATACATTAGATATTGTTATAAGAGATGCAACTGACTCTGGGTATTTTAGGCAAGAGCCAACAGCAGGTGAATTTGCTGAAGCGGTTGCAGATGATCTAAGTGGATTCAGAAAAACATATAAAGATCAGGATATGAGCAATGTTGATGCTATTAATACAGCATTAGAATATAAAGCATTAGCTGACGAATTTCAAATTAACTATTATGGAATGGATGACGACACATTTTTTACAGCTATTAGAGATATAGAAGAAGCAAATGCTTATCATGAGAGTATGATGGCAAGAGAGAGTCCATATGAGGAATATGGTATGTATCCAGAAGACTTCGACACTATGATGACAAAACAAATGGAAAGTGAAAAAGCGTTAGATATACATATCCAAACTGAAGGGGTTGACGATATATATACAGGTGCAGAGCCAGAGTTCAGAGATCCTGAATTAGATCAGTTAAATGTCGAAACAAAAGATTTAGAGACAGATATAGAAACATTAAGAAACAATAATCTTTTAAGTGATGAAGATGAGCTTGCTATTAAAGAAGCTGATGAAGGTATAGAAAGAGTAGATGTTTCATTTAGAGAAGCTGCAATAGCTGGTGCTAGATGTATTATGAGGTCAACATAATGTCTCAACAATGTATAAATCAAATAATTAATAAAGCAAAAGAATTAGGCAGAGAGCTTAAGGGTAAAGAAGCAGAGACTATATATCAAAACTTAATTAAATTACGAAAAAACAAAAATAATATTATGAATAAATCTGATGATGATTTATTGATAGATGAAGCAGTTAAAATATTTGCAAATGGTAAAATTGTTGCTGCAAGAATAAAAAACAACACATTGCGTAATATTAGATTTAGAGCAAATATTATACAAAAAATTAAAGATATTGGTGGTAATCCATATAAAGCATTTCGTGGGATATTAGTCGGTGATGCAAAGAATAAAAATTTATCTAGTATAGATGCAAGAAGCAGAGCCACAATAGCTGACTTGCAAAATCAATTATTGATAGGTCTTGAAAGAAAAGGCTTAACACAAGTGGCTATGAAAGGTGCTTTAGATAGAGAAATATCTATGGCTTTGCATCCCAAACTAGGAGAAACAAAAGAGATTTTAGCACAAAAATTACCTAAAGAAGCTATAGAAATAGCAGAGGTTATAAGACGAGTGCAAAAATACACTTTGAAACGAAAAAATAGATCTGGTGCATATATTAATGAATTAGAAAATTATATAACAAGACAATCTCATGACTCTGCTTTGTTAAGGGATGCAGGGTTTGATAAATGGTATGAAGATATTTCACCTAAATTAGATGAAAAAACATTTGCAGATGTTTTGCCTAGAAAAGATGGCAAGAACATGAAAGTGGAGTTTTTGCGTAATGTATATAATAGCTTAGTTACAGGTATACATAAAAAATCTGATGGCGAATATACAATAGACGGACTAAAAGATCCAGTGACATCTTTTAAAGGTCCTGCAAACTTAGCTAAAAAACTCAGTCAGTCAAGAGTTTTGCATTTTAAAGATGGTGAAGTGGCTCACGAATATTTTCAGAAATATAATAGAAGAAGTTTATTTGAAACTGTTGTAGATGGTCTTATACATGACGGCAGATCAATGGCTCTGATGGAAAATTTAGGAACAAATCCAAGAGCAATGGTTGAAAGAATACTTGATGATATTGACAAAATGACAGAAACAGACACAAAGCTTACGCAACAAGCAGAAAAGCAAAGAAAAAGAACACTTGGTGAATTTAGTAATTTAGATAATTCTGTAAATGCTGTTGGTTCCAGTCAATCAATATTTTTTGGTGCTGATTTTGCCAGTGTTGCTTCTGGTTTCCGTATGATACAAGAAATGGCAAAGCTTGGTGCAGCAACAATATCATCAATAACTGATTTAGCTTCCAAAGCTGCTTTCATATCATCTAATACAGAAAGAGGTTTTTTCCATAGCTTTGGTAGAGCTATTGCAGATAGTCTGGAGGGATTATCAGGACCACAAAGGAAACAATTTGCCATAAGGTTGTTAGTAGGCACAGAAGCTATGACAGGTAATGTTTTGTCACGATTTGGGTCAGATGATTTTGGTCCAGGTTTTATAAGTAGAAGTCATGCTTTGTTTTTTAAACTTAATGGTATGAGGTATTGGAATCATGCACAAAAGGTAGGTGTTGCAAGAATTTTAGCCTTTGATGGAGCTGAAGCAGTTGGCAAAAGCTGGAACAATGTAGATTCAAACTTCAAGCAAATGCTTGGTAAATATGGCATATCAGAAGCAGAGTTAAAACTTTTTAAAGATGTAGATATGAAGGCTGAGGATGGCAATAAATATTTATTTCCAGATTTGGTCGAAGATATAAGTGATGATGTATTAGATGTTTATATTAGGCAAAAGCAAGGTGTACTCAATATTACAGATGATGCAAGATTAAAAGCAAGAGATGAATTAAGAACAAAAATTGGTGCAATGTATACTGATGGTGCAGACACTGCAATTCCTACACCTGGTGCTAAAGAAAGATTTATAATGAATCTTGGGTATCAAAAAGGCACTGTTGGCGGTGAAGCTATTAGGCTATTAATGCAGTTAAAAGGTTTTCCAATTACAATGATTACTAAAGGATTAACAAGACAATACTATTCTAGTGGCTTTACTGGAACCATGAAGATGATTACTGGCATGACTGCTATGGGTTATGTTGCTATGTCAGCAAAAGATTTGTTGCGTGGCAAAGAGCCAAAAGAATTATTTAGTGATGACTATATGAAATCAGCAAAAGTTTTAAAAATGTCAATGCTGCAAGGCGGTGGTATGGGTATATTTGGAGATTATATTTTTGGTGAGTTTAATAGGTATGGTCAATCATTTACTCAAACCCTTGCTGGACCTACATTTGGTACAGCAGACGATTTGTTTACTATGTATTCAAAGTTTGTTAGTGGTGAAAAAATTGCAAAAGATGCAGTAAGATTTGCTGTTAGCAATACACCTTATGCTAATTTGTTTTATACAAGAGCAGCTATGGAATATATGTTTTTGCATGGCATGATGGAACATCTTGATCCAGGTTATTTAAGACGAGTAGAGAAAAGGTTAGAAAAAGATTATGGTCAACAATATTACTTTCCACCATCGAGGTATGCTGAAAGGTTTTGATTTGATTATTTTAGCAAAAAAGATTATAACGTAGAAATGAGGTAGTTATGACAGTTAGTAGCACAACCACAAAAAACAGTTACAGTGGAGACGGAAGTACCACCACATTTGCGTATGCTTTCAAGATATTCGCAGA